TAGTTGTGTCAAAGAACACCTTCACAGGATCATCTGCGTTCATCCATGATTTCTTATGTTCAATGGAGAAATCGTCAATACTCTCTATTAGCTGCTGGCATCGATAGCATACGTGTCTATCGAGGCGTACGGCCATTTCATATAAAAGTTGCTTACGCAGCCTTGCCGTCGCTGTTCCAATAGGCATCCCCAGAAGAGACGCCTTTTTGTCGTTACTTAATCCCATATCACCTTTGGCCCATGGCCTTTGATGGCGTGGCAGGATTCGAACCTGCGACCCCCTGCGCCCAAGGCAGGTGCGCTAGCCAGACTGCGCTACACGCCGATTAAGTCAACACTAGAATACTATATTGATTGGGAAACTGTCAAGTGGGGACGGAATTATCCCTTCGGAGGAACAATTCCGATAGGTGGTCGTGCACCGGGCTGGATGAAACGTAACATCGTTATTATTTAGACACCGCAGAGTCGCCAACGCCACGTAAATGACGCTGGCGACTCACCCCGCTGCTGATCGCATCTGATGGAGTATCCCCGCCACAGCAGCCATCCCAAGCACGGCAATCATCTTGTCGGCTGGAACGATTGTGATGGCTCCCACTACTCCAAGGATGCAGATCAGCTTAAGCATTAGCGCCGCCGACCCTTCGGTGACTCTTCCTCCGCGAGTTCGACCACGTCGCTGAGGGCCTTGCCGTACGTGTTCTGAGCGATGCGGTCGTATGCCTTACCGAGGTTCTCATACGCCCACGAGAAGAATCGGCGCACCGGATCGTTGATGACGGTCCAGAGCATGGACCACGGCCAGAACGCTCCCCACGAAGTGATGAGATCTTTGTGCTTGGTGTAGTCCGGAACCTCGTCGAGTTTGTGGCGGAGGTAGTAGCCGCGATTGTCGTACGGGTTGTTGGTGATGCTCTTCGTCCACTCTTCTCGCAGATCTTCCGGCATTGGAGCTTCCAGCCGTACGCGGTCCGCTGGCAGCTTCTTGCTGATCAGGAATTCTTTCTTGAGGCGTAGGTAGATCTCGAATCGTTTGGCAACGAAGCGCCACCACTTGAACAGTCCCCACAGGACGCCAATAATGAGGTACGCGGCGATGTAGATGACGATACCCCAAGGGTTGGTCTTGGCGTACACCCAGACGTTGAAGACATCGAAATACCACATGGCCGCAATCCACAGGCCAATAGTGACGGTCGCCCATCCTGGTTTTTCGAATTCGATGAGGGCCAGCATCGCGATGTTGATCGCAATGAATACCCAGAAGGCAAGAGTGCCCAGTACAGCTAGTTCCAGCATTGTTTGTGTCCTTTCAAGTTGATGATAAGGATGCCTTCTTCCATAGAAGAACGGCGGCAGCGGAAACAGCTTCGTACTCCGTTGGTGCCCCTACTTCTACTACCACATCACCTACACTCATACTCACAACCACCACTTCCTTATCAAACACAATGGTGATCTTAACTGATTTGCTGCGAAGTTTCTGGATCAGCTCCTTGGTGTAGTTCCAAATGGAGTCGTATCTTGGAGTTCCTCCGATTGGACCGTTCATTGACTGAATGGTCATAATCGAGTAGCACTCTCCGTCTCCATGAGTGCATTCCTTCATCAGCGCTGGTCCACCAGCCGATCCGAAATTGACGTACTGCCAACCGTTGCATGGCCGAAGACCCATAATCTCGGTGGCTATAAACTCGTTGACTCCGATCAACTCTTCAAACGTGTCCATATGGTTACCCCATATATTTGAAATCCACTATGACCAGATCATCATAGTTCCATAACGCCGTATTTGGGATGGTGGCGTTGGGCCGCAGGACGGTCGTATCGGTTGGATCGAGTATGTAATCCGGTTGGTAACTCACTACAGGACTGGTGCCCCATGTGACAGTGAGAGGACTTTGCCGCAGTCCGTTCCTGTACACTTTAACTGTGCTTGCCACAGGGACCTTATCGGTTTGGATTCGGTACTCCGATACAAGTGTGGTCGGTCCTTCCGCCGTTTGCACAACGGTGGTTTGAGTTGGGAGTGCAATCACTCCGCAGACTTCGATCTGTGTCAGCGGTGGAGTTTGGGGTTTAACCCGCAGCAACAGACCGCCAGTTGACTTGGGGTCAGGAACTACTTCCAGCCCTTCTATTCTGGCGTTCTGACCGTCACCGTTGTTGTTAACAGTCCACACATAGCCAGGGACGCCACGCAAACCAGCGTTCATCGCGGTGCGAAGTAGGCCCTTGGCTAAGTCGGCGATAATGCCGCCAGTTGGTTTCAGATACTTCGTTGCCCCTGTGCTGTCTCGAAAGAAAACGGCAGGAGTATAGGTGGTCTGAGCTTTGAGCTTACCGACGCCTAGCAACCCGACAGCGCCAGCAAGAAACTGCCATCGTGTTTTACGTTCATTCATTGGCTAGAGAGCCTCCAACCACCATAATACCACAATTGTGCCGTGATGCCATATATCCGAATTTAATCTCATGTTAGCACGACATGAACTGAGCTGTCAAGGGTTGCGTTCCTGTGGGAGGTGTGGTATAATAAAATATGGACAGAGACACTTATTTCTATGAACTCGGTGACAGGCTTCAGCCGGATGAATTGCGATATGTCCAGAAAGCCTACTGGCTTGTTAAGCAAGGTCATCGTGGCCAATTTCGTCGCCTGACCGGAGAACGATATTTCGAACACGTTCGCCGTGTCTCATTCTCGGCCATTGCATTTGGCTACGGCGATGTCGACACCCTGACGCTCGGACTGCTCCACGATACCATCGAGGACACCTACGTTCCCCAAGACATATTGGTTGGTCTGTTCGGACAAACGATGTACGAATGGATACTCAAGCTGTCCAAGGATCTTCCGGTTTTTCACCCCATTTGTGGTAAAGTGATGGCTAAGGCCAAAGTGCCTGATGATGTCTATTATCCAGCCCTGGCCGTCGCGGACATTCATCCACGAATAGTCAAAAGCTTAGATCGTTTGGATAATGTGGCTGATTTGGCGCGGTGGGATACTCAGCGACGAGAGAAGTACATCAGAGAAACGGTCAATCTGGTGCTGCCAATTGTCAAGAACACTGACACCAGGATTGCCGAGATGATAGAGCAGCGCCTCAGAACGAACTGAGCATTTCAAGATAAGACCACATCGCGTCCAATTCACCCTCACGGTAGAGAGCTTCGCGGAACCCGGCGTGCTCCTTCTTGTACATATCGAATGTGCTGCTGGCGTTGAGGAAGGATCTTGCTGTATTGGCTATGCGGTCCGCAAGTTTCACAATCACAGCCTTGTCTAAGGCGCGAATACCCGGATACGTGGCTTTGTTTCTTTCCCGCCTGTTCTTACCCGGCTTAGATGTGACCGCCCGAACAATGGCTACAACTTCGGCTGCTTCAGGATAGTCAGTAAGAAGCGCCGCCAGAGTCTCGGCGTCCAGTGACGTGTCTTCGATCACATCATGAAGTCGTCCTGCGGCACGGATAACTGGATCGGTGTGGCCAAACTTCAGGAGTACCCTGTCGACATCAACGAGATGAGCAGTGTAAGGCTCGTCGCCATACTTCTGTCCTTCATGGAACATCGCGGCGATAAGCTTTGCCTTCTCAAAAAGGTCGATGTCAGACGGCATCAAGTACTCCATCTTCAGGCACATCATCTGGCCATGATTTGAACTCCGCAGACAGGACTGTGATATTAGTTGGTTTCACTCCCTGGCTAAGGCGTCCACAAAACAAAAGCGGAACGAATCGGTTATCACGCCAATAAGCGATTACCGACCGCCCGCTGGTTTCGAGGAATTGGTAGTATCGACGCTGTAGCATGGTTGCCCTGTGGTTCTGCTGGTGCACTGGTTGGTCTGCATGACGGCGATGGTTCGCTCCATTGTCCGTTGGATGCAGTGGCCGATGGTCTGGGCCAGAATGATGGTGGCCACAGCGGTAAATCCGATCAGCAGAGCTTTGCTCATACCTTCATTTTACCACAGGAACAGTCAGTTTGTCAAGATTGCCTCAAACGAGCAACTCGCGGGAAGTCCTTGGGATCGGGGAGAGTGATGAACATAGGAGCACGCCATTCCACCAACACCTTGCTTCCGGTACCGCCGTTCGTGCGTACGCACGCGTAAGACGGAACCTGAATGCCGTATGCTTTGCCGATGTGCTCGTTCGCGAACCCAGGCATGGTGGACACGACATGCTCCATTACGACCTGTTTCAGACCTTCGACGGACGGCACGCGACCACGCCACGCCATGGGGGTGCAAGTGTGGTTGGTGAAACCCTTGAATTCCAGGACCCGTTCCGGGGTGTAAGATTTGCCCATACCAAAATTAAACCATACGTGAATCGACCGTGTCAAGTGCTATTTAAAGGTATGGATATGCTAGCGGTTAACGATGAACAGAGGCGCTCCCAGGCTGAGCCAAATGGCCAGCCGACTGCACTTATCAAACAGGCGAGCTATGAAGAGGAACTACAAAAGGCCGCTGCAGAGCAAATTAAGCGGATGGAGGAGATGTTGAAATCTCTGCCAACTTTCTTTTAATATCCGATATTTCTCGCGCCATGTTGATTCTAGCCCGCGACTCAAATTTGACACGCAAATGCTCGGTCATGAAAATTGGCTTGGGACTATTGAAATGTTGCATGATTTGAAGTCGCCCCTCTAGAAAGTCCTTCTCCGGGATGTGCAGGTATTCTTGACGAATTCCGTTGCGATAGGTGGCATAGTCATCAACGGTGCCGCCGAGAATAGCTAAATCCAAATCACACACCACCATCACGGTAACCATTTTGTCGATTGGCCAGTCCTTCCAATCGTCTTCAAAGCGCGTAGAGATGTGATCAGTGGCCTGAATGCCATCGCAAACCAGATCGACATCTCCTGAGAATTTTGCTTCCTCTAGCAAGGCTCTTGCCGCTTTAGCACATTCCTTTTCGCTGTCCGGAACTCCCTGAATAAGATCATGAAGCCAAATGATGAGTTCTGCCTCTACCGGATGTGGTACGATATGCTGAATCGTGTCAAATATATCCAGCATATACTTGATGTGGTTTATTGAATGATATGCCCGTCCACGATATGAGTCGATGATGTACTCGATGTGGTTATTGTGGCATTCAAAGTTACCACGTCTGGACAGTTCTAGCCACCTAGTATAAACCCAATCAGTTTCCACTTTCAACCTTCCTTATAATTGCCGCAAGAACTGGCTCTGACACGTATTTGGCTATTTTCTGCTGCCACCCGTTTGGGCCAATTAGCGACTTGACCATGCTTGAACTTACCTTAGCCACGTCGGGGTCAGGCATGACGAATATGGTTTTAATGGACGAGTCAAAATCACTGTTGACGTCGCGCATCGTCTTTTCCTTGCGAAAATCTTCTTCTGATCGCAAGCCGCGAACAAGGTACTTAGCGCCGATCTCATTAGCGAAATCCACCAAATAAGTGTCCTCGTGGATGATGGTGACTTGGATGTTCGGATACTGTGATGTAACTTGTTTTACTAAGTCCATCCGCTCGGTGCACGTGAACATGTACTTCTTTTGTGGATTAAACGCGACAGCTACAATAAGATGGTCGAACAGGCCGACGACCTCTTGAATGACCAACTCATGCCCCTTGGTGATCATGTCGAAGCTGCCAGCATAGATACCAACGTTACTCATATCTTAATAATAGCTCCAACAACACAGTTCGTCAACCGTTCACCACTTGATGAAGGTGGTCTATGGGGATTATAATAAATTAAGGATTGAAATAAATTGAACCCAAATAAACGTGACATTAAAACTACAAATGGTACTATTACTTGCGTAGTTGAAGACGCCAACCACGGTGTCACGTCAGATTACAGACCAGTCCGATTTGGAGCGAATCCTAATTGTCCTAAATGTTCCGGGTACGGGATGTACATGTTCGATGCCTCATTAGGTGTGTATGACCACTGTCCAAAGTGCTTCCCTAATGAGTGTTTTGATGCCTAGGCCTTAGACTTAACTCTGGTTCTAAATATTCATATGAGCCACGAGCGAGAAGTAACGCCTGAGAGATTCTTGCGATGTGATCTTAGTTTGCATAAGACACATACTCTGGTGAACGAGCTAATTGTTAATGATAGAATATCGGTATCTTTGTATAGAGATGATCCGCTGTTTATGGCGATAATCTCTGTGGATGGCAAGCCGCAGATCAAAGAAGAAATGGTGGCTGGTTGTAGCCATTATATTGAACAGCTGGCAGTTGACACCGATTTTATGGATTTTCTATATGATTACTCCAAAGGCGGGCATCGATCCTAATGCATTTTGCTGATTTCGTCGATTATCTTCGGGATATGCGTGAGGACCGCATTCTAGAAATGCGGACGAAGTATTCGCATATTCCTGAGGCTTTTGATATTGATGTGGACAGCCACCACATTTCAATGACCCCAAACGGTCCCAAGAAATTCGACGTTATAGATCAGCTTGACAACTACCTTGGCGATATTAGGCAGGACACCAAGGGTAAGTGGAAAATCCGCGTGGCAGAACACCGTGGCTGGAATGTTGCCCCACGTCGAGTAAGCCAATCATTCAACACCCTCAGCGAAGCCTTTACTCACTTTCCAGAATATATCCAACACCTGAACTAATTAAAATCTAGATGGTACACAAAGGCGAACAAAATGTAATGGGTCGCGGCGAATTCTTTTGGTTCGTCGGCGTCGTCGAAGATCGTAGAGACCCCAAGAAGCTAGGTCGCATGCGCGTGCGCGTGCTTGGGTGGCACACCGAAGATAAGACCCTGATACCCACTTGTGAGTTGTGGTGGTGCCAAGTACAGAACGCTCTCCGGAATCACGCAATGAACGGCCTTGGAATTACCCCAATGGGACCCGTTGAAGGCTCTTGGGTGACTGGCTATATGCGTGATGGGTATTCAGCTCAGGACCCAGTCATCACAGGAACGATGATTGGTATTCCGGAAGAACCACCAAAACCATGCATTGGGTTTTATGACCCAGGTGAGCCATTCCACGAAGTTAGCAAGGCTCCACGTAAGATTCGGATTCGTTATTATCCAAACGACGGCACTGGCGCACAAAACACAAATGAGAGTGTGGCCTCGTTATATCCACGACAGACACACCCGTGGGGTTGTATTATTGGCGAGAATGATCTTAACCGATTAGCACGTGCTGAGAAAGTCGATGATACTATTCAAGGTGTTCGTAAACGGCAACGCGACGTAGGGCGACCAAAAGAATTTGGTGGGATTCCTATCGCGTTTGTACATCCACGTCCATCTCGTAAGTGGGTGGAGCCGAAGCCAGGAAGCCATATGGGTGATGGAGAATCCCGTTATCCATACAACCATGTTTTCGAGTCCGAATCTGGTCACGTTATTGAAGTTGATGACACGCCGCATAAAGAGCGTATCTTCATTTGGCACCGCTCTGGGACGTATATTGAGATCGGCACTGGGCAAGAAGATGACGTCGGCTTGCACGGCAATATGGTTGTCAAGTGTGTAGGTAAGAAATTCGAAATAGTGATGGAGAATTCTTATTCACACTACCAGAACACCTGCAACGTCACTGTTGACGGAGAGTGTAATATCTATTGCCGCAAAGACGTCAATCTGCAAGTTGATGGCAACATGAACGTGCACGTACAGGGTGACTACGTTGAGAAAGTTCATGGTAACTATTTCACTGATATTGATGGAAATAGAGCGGTGAAAATTGGTGGCAGCGATTATCTCAGTGTTGCTGGCAGTCGTAGTGTAGCTGTTGGTGGACCTCTTACTGAGTCATCTGGTGGCCACTTCAGTATGACGTCAGGAGCGGAGATATCCGGAGATGCCCCAAGTGTTCACTGGAATTCCGGACACTCAGGGACGGCCACAACATCGCCTCCTGATGTTCCTCCATTCCCGGCACCGCTCACTTGGGTTGAAAGCCGTAATGAAAGCGGACCAGACCCAGAGAAGGAAATTAAGCCAGATCCAAACCCGGATAAGTGCGATCAGAAGGATTGCTGATGAAAGATCAGATCACATCGTTTGGTCACAAACATCAGATTTCGCTTTACGCGTTTCTGGCTATAGCTCTATCGGTGCTGCCGTTACTGATAGGAATTTGGATGTTTTCTATATGCCAGCAGCAGTAAGACTTGGAGATCAGTCAAAAGGTCATGGGTGTTTTCCACCACGCCCAAATGATCAGGCATCTCCAAACGTGTTCGTGAATGGGATACCATGGCACCGTCAAGGAGATCATTGGATAACACACTGCTGTGGACCAGTATGCCACGATGGTGTTTTAGCATCTGGTTCACCAAACGTGTTTGTGAATAGCAAACAAGCGGCTAGAAGGAACGATCCAATAACCTGCGGCGATACTACCCTACAGGCTAGCCCCAACGTCTTCGCTAACGGTGCGGGGTGAGGCTAAATTGAGGATGGTTGCGCCTTCATGAACGAATCTGGTCCATTGTGCTAATGATACTTTAACCAGATGGTTCGGTTGATAGCGCCCGTTGACGGTTGTGACGGAATAGCGGACTTCGGAAATCCCTGATTCATTGAACGAGACTTCAAACACCTTGGCCTTTAGTTTTGGGCCACCCACTTCATCGCCGGGAACCGGACACAGTCTTGGATCACGCGAAGGCATGTGGTCCTTTATGACCAGATTGAAGTTTACAATGGCGATGTCCCTCCAGGCTGACCTCACCACAAATGTCGTACCCGCGCATGGAGTCTTCTGACCACGCGGCGGATGCGTTTTCTGGCCATCCCTTTCCCTTTTTGGACTCTTTCGGCACTTTGACCAGCATGTAGTTGGCACTCACGCGAATTCCCTCGTAGGAAGGCTTCTTGAATGCCACTTGTTGGGCATCACCGCCGTTTTTGAAGATCCATTCCCAGACCCAATCCGGAAACGGCCACAACGATTTGATGAGTTTGTCCGTCATGCTATCTCCAACATCACAATCGGCCTGCTGCACTCACCACAGGAAACCAGCAGTCTCCCGTTCTCGTAACACACCACGGTTTGTGCCGAAAGGTGGCATGAAGCGTGGAGGAACAGCGGACCGTCATGGTCTTCATGCTCCTCACAACCAGCACACCGCATACTGTCAATAACAGACCGTGGCGTCGGTGGTTCCATAGCTGCCATTATTTCTCTAGGTGTCATTTTAGGCCTTCTAACGCCAATATAGCACAATCTGAACGGAACTTCCTAGTCTATTTTGTGATTCCCTAAATATGTTCATGTATGGCTGAATCAAAGTTTTCTGATTTGTCGCTCAACTTTACCCCACACCCGGTTCGGAAGGACGTCATTAAACTACTCGATGATGACGCCATCAAGCGGTCTGTGCGTAATTTGGTCTTGACCAACCACTATGAAAGACCATTTCACCCGGAAATAGGCAGCAACGTCCGGAAGCTGCTGTTTGACAATATCACTTCGGTGACGAGCTTCCAGATCCAGAGAGAAATTATCGACGTTATTCAGAACTTCGAGCCACGGGTAAAGCTGAAGGCGGTCACAGTAGTGGTTGACCCAGACAATAATGGATACAGCGCTACTATAGAATTCTATATACTGAATTCCGGCAGGTTGGTAACAGTAGATTCTTTCCTTGAGAGATTAAGATAATGCCAAGAAAACTAGAAGTAACAGCCCTAGATTTTGACGGAATCAAAGCGTCATTGCGGTCATTCTTAGCGGCGCAGTCCGAGTTTAAGGACTTTGATTTTGAAGGGGCTGGACTGTCTGTACTGCTGGACATACTAGCTTATAACACTCACTACTCTGCATACTACATGAACATGATCGCTAATGAAATGTTCATGGACTCTGCGGCCATGCGGTCCAGCGTCGTGTCTATAGCCAAGCATCTGTCATATACACCAAGGTCGATTAAATCGGCTGAAGCCATTGTTGATGTGACTGTCGCCCCTGGAAACAGTCCAGCCACAGTGGTGATCGCCAGAAACACATCATTCAACACTGTGGTAGATGGCCGTACATATGTTTTCTCGACTGATCGGGCGTATATGGCGGCGGCAGACTCTGATGGTAAGTTCAGATTCAAGAATGTTAGATTAATAGAAGGCTACCCATACACATATCGCATTGTAGTTGATAATGAAGTGTATAAACAAAGGTTTGTAATTCCGAACCCCAATGCTGATACATCTCATATCGGAGTTCGTGTTCAGACGTCGGTGACCAACCTCCTTACAGAGACGTATACGCTGGCCAACGATATCACAGAGGTACGTGGCGACTCCAAGGTCTATTTCATACAGGAAGCTGAGGAGGGGAAGTGTGAAATCTACTTTGGTGATGGAATAGTGGGCAACAGGCTAAACCACGGCAATATTGTCATTATCGATTATTTTGTATCCAACGGACCAGATGCCAATGGCTGTTCTACGTTTACGCCATCGTCGTATGTTGGTGGATACGGTGCTACGAATGTGACGGTCAACACGGTGAACGCCGCTTTTGGTGGAGCCGTGGCAGAGACGACTGAGCAGGTCAGGTTTGCAGCACCGAAAAACTACGAGATGCAAGGTAGAGCGGTTACCGCACAAGATTATAAGACATTAATCGCCCGTGATTACCCATTAATCGAGTCAGTGGCGGTGTGGGGTGGTGAGCTACACAACCCACCGGAATATGGTAAGGTGTTCATATCCCTCAAGCCAGTACGCAACTACGTGATTACCGAAACTGTGAAGGCGGTTGTGATTCGTGATATTCTTCGTAAAAGGAACATCGTAAGCGTCATTCCCGAAGTAAAGGACCCAGACTATATCTGGATTCTTGTGCGTACCAAGGTGAAGTATGACCCAACCATCACCGATAAGACCAGTGATGAGATTGGTGTCTTAGCGAAGGCAGCTATCGAAAGCTTTGCTACTGACAATGTTGGGAAGTTTGACAACTCGATGAAATATTCGAAGCTTGTCTATGCTATTGATAATTCCGATCCATCTATCACCAACAACTTAACTACGCTCAAGATACAGAAGAGATGGACTCCAAGGCTTAATATTGCACAGAACTACGTTCTCAATTTCAGCAATTCAATCCAGCCGAGTTCTATTATCAGTACGCAGTTTGTTATAGCCCAAGACCCAGACATCATATACGTAAACGGAGATGTACACCGAATTCAGGATAACGGCAGCGGGATTCTGCAGGTCATTAAGACCAACAACGGCGTTGATACCACAGTGAAGAACATCGGAACGGTAGACTACAACACTGGTGAGATCAAAATAAACGGCTTTATGCCGTATTCTATATATAATCAGGATCAGCTTAAGTTGACGGCCACACCAGTAGAAAATGACATTATTCCACTGAGGAACAATATTCTATTGATGGAGTCAGCAGATATCAGCGTGTCAGTACTTATTAACTCACCATTAGGTGCATAATGCCCAAAGTAGGATTACGACCAGTATCACCAAGAATTCCGGAACAACTCCCTGGATTCGTTCGGGAAGATCACCCGAATTTTGTCGCATTCATTAAGGCATATTATGAGTGGCTTGAGAACCATGGTAAGCTTGTCTATTCCGAAAGAATTCTCTATGCTACTGCTGACACTCTTTTCCTGAGACCCGGCGCACCAACAGAACGTAACTGCTGGAATGGAATGGTTATATCATGCACCAATGGGCCAGCGATTGGTCAAGAATCCAAGATCATCGCCTATGATCCGGTTGCAAGATCCATTCGTGTGGAGAAGCCGTTTAACATTGTTCCACCAGCTAACACAAAAGTCAACGTTTTTGACAAGTTCTCACCGAGTAAACTATTTGAATATAGTGATATTGACCACACAGTCGACGACTTCGTTTCATATTTCAGAAAAGAGTTCCTCGAAAGTATCCCCGACAAGATACTAGCTGATAAGAGGCTAGTGCTTAAGCACATTAAGGAGTTCTATCGGGCCAAGGGTACAGAGAAGTCATTCCGGTTCCTATTCCGGATCCTTTATGACGAGGAAATTGATTTCTACTACCCGAAAGTCGACGTGTTTCGGCCATCTGACGCTGTATGGGTAGTTGAGAGAGTGGCACGTGCTCCTATCGTCGGAGACACCTATGACTTTACGCACCGCCAAATCACTGGTGCCGCCACCGGATCGACAGCCTATATTGAGGGTGCACGTCATTTCAAAGTGAGTAATCTGGAAGTTGGTGAGTTCTCTCTATCCAACATCAAAGGTACATTCTACGCCGGATTGACTGGACTGAATTTTTATGACAGTCCAACTACATTACAGCTGCCAGATTTTGCATCAGACATTGACGGTTTCTATGTTGGTCAAGCGGCCAAAATCACATCCGGAACAGGCGCTGGTCAACAACGGACTATTATTCTCTATGACGGAACCAACCGTCTAGCTACACTGGAATCCGCATGGGATACGCTACCAGATGGTACAAGTAGATACCGTATTTCGTTCATGGGGCTTGGTGAGCAGATTTATACACCAAATTACATCGAGCCACCACCGGGTTCTCTTTCTGATCCATACACGGCATACCTCAAGAACGGTCTTTACCAGATGGTGGTTGAGATCCCTGTTGTCACCCCAGGCGATAACTACAATGTCGGCGATCCGGTATCAGTTGAAAGTCTGAGTGGTGTGCCAGCGCGGGGTATTGTAGCCTCTGTTGTGACGTCGTTCTATAACGGTAGAGTCGGCACTCCTCCAGTTAGCAGATATCTCGAGCCATATTGGGGTGGAATTCACGCCGACGAACTAGTTCCTGAATCATTAGGTACTTTCTCTTCGGTGAGTATTGGTTCTAATTGGTTCCAGCTTTCAAGTGACGCCATTCAGACCGACGACTACTACAATGGGTTTATGGTGCGCGTAATGAGCGGCACTGGTGCTGGTCAAGAAGCAGTGATAATTGACTACACTGGATCTTCTCAGATTGCCGTACTTTCAACTCCGTGGACCGTCGTCCCTGACTATCTTAGCCAGATTCGTGTACAGGCCGCTGCAGCACAGGCTGCGATCTGGGGTGTTCATTACTTCCGAGATGTTGGTGACCCACTAGCCGCTAATCAAGGTATCCTTGATAACGAAATTGTTTTGGCTGATACTGAAACAGACCAGGACGACTTCTTTGTCGGATATACAATTACTCTAACTGGTGGGACAGGAGCTGGTCAATCCAGAAAAATCATTAGCTACAACGGACTCGATAGAATCGCTGTAGTCGATGAGCCATGGGACCCGGTTCCGGATTCTACCACTTCATACTCGATATTCAAAACGCGTGGTCCAATCAAGAAGATTGTGGTATTGGATTTTGGTCTCGACTTCGAGGAAGATCCTCCAGTTACGATTTATTCAAATACTGGTTCGAACGGGACCGCCCGCGCCAATCTTGGTGCTGTCGGTGCTTACCCAGGATACTGGATTACCAAAGATGGCTTCCCAAGCAGCCAAAAGAGAATTCAGGACAGCTACTACTGGCAGGATTTCAGTTACGTCCTGAAGGTCGGAAACTCCCTTGACAAGTACGCCGCAATGGTGAAGAAGTTGTTGCACCCGGCTGGCATGAAGCTGTTTGGTGACGTGATAGTTGAGTCACTAATTGATAGAAAGATACTTAAGAGCAATCTCTCAAGCATCATCAAGACACTCGACGTACAAGTATTTGACGCCTCGCTAACATTCACCAAAGTGTATAACTTGGTGCTTAATGGATACAAGCATCCGATTGGTTTCACCAATGCGATGTTTGATCAATATAAGTTCGGTGGGTATCCACCAAACGAGAGATTCCATCTCAAATACGCGTTCCCCAATCAAAACTATTGGACCAAGGGTGGCCCTGGCAACACACAACTCGAACACTTTAAGGATATGGTTATTGGAGATATCGTCAATAACCCAAATGAGATGTTCGTGTTCGGTCTTGACTCATACGTCAGGATTGACAACAGCAATACAGTCAGTAGAGCTATCGCTCCTATAGGGCCTCAGTACCGCACGCTCGAGAGATCGAGGTTCACTGGCTTTGCTCCTTCAGAAGCTGTCAGCCTTCATTATCCGCCGCCTAACTCGACATACCTCGGGGTGTTCGGTAATACTCAGCTAGAGGTGTTTGCTGGAGTGGTATTGTCAGATGTGATCTCCACTCCCGAAAAGAAGATTAATTATCTTCCTGATTCCACTACCATCATATACAGAAGTAGTGTGGAAGGTATTCCGTTATTCGGCGAGATTGCACTATACGACTTCCAGCAGGGCACCAACGACCAGACGGTATACAATAACAGTGTCAACACCAGTGGCCAGTTTAATGGAAGTCGTGGGTCAACGTTTAGTGTTGATGTTGACGACCCGGCTTGGAATTCTTATGGGCTAGTGTTTACCGGGAGTGAAGTGGCCAATTTTGCCGATCTTCCTGTCGACATGTCGGCGATGACGCTGTTGATGGTAGCCAGGACCACAAATACCGCCTCGGCATCTACTTTCATCAATAGCAATAATGGTACAGACAACGGGTACTCTATCGACTGTGGGACAAACGGAAGTTTCTACATTAGAACATTCCGAGATGGACAGACATATCAAGTTGACTTTGCGGAAGACACCATTCACGACAATGAATGGTTCTTTGCCGCTATGAGATATGATGGGCAAAGACTGATTGGTAGCCTAAACGACAATGTGGCGTCGAGTATAACGCTTGAGTTCAGCGTACACGTAGATTGGCGTTTTGATCTCAGCGCCAATATGGTCGACGAATCATTCGTACCACTAGACATCACAATCCAGTCTGTGGTGGATGATAAGTTTAGAAGCCGCGCAATGTTCTCGCCAGATATTACTAGGATTAATTTTGGTGGCGCACAAATAACATCCCCACTGTCTAGTATGGTTGACTTCGGATACGACGTCGGAGTAATACCAAGGTCTAATACTAGTGCATCCGTTCAGAGCAGCGCTGGTGGAAATCAAACCATTACTACCCTAAGTGAAACATTTGTGAACAATGATGCAGAGTATTTCAAGCAGTTACAATACACGTTTGACCCTGCATTGAGCGATCCTATTCACTTCGGGACGAGTAATCTCTATCAGCATTTCGTTGACCATATTGGCGAAATATATGCCTATGACGAGAATATAAACCTTGGTAGTGGTGGATATTTGCATCGCGGGCAAGCCACTCTGACAAGGGTGATCAAGAATGTTGGTCAAAAATCGGTTCTAACTGGACCGCCAACAACACAACCAACTGGTGTGTGGCAGGTTGGTGCAGCCGGAAGCGACATTCAGGTCCCCAATTACTCAGGTGCGCTGTTCGGGGTCAGCACATTCCGGAGAATGTTATTCTTAAGCGGTGGTATTGCTGGTTCCACTACGGACCCGGTTGGACCGCTCCAAGGTGGGGTTGCTTACGCCGTGCTATTTAATAGGGCACTCAACGATTTCGAAATACAGTCGTCATATTCATACCTGAGATCAATAATGGCTTCAAGGGGAATAACCCTTCCATGAGTCAATTCCTTCATAACTTGGTTGGTGAACACTATGGTAAGCTGTTGGTTACAGCACGGGCACCTAACCGAATCAGCCCATCTGGTAGCCGTGTCGTCAGATGGATATGCCAATGTGAGTGTGGAAACGAGACCGTGGTGGATGGCCCCCATTTAAAGCGTGGAACCACAACGAGTTGTGGGTGTTGGCATGACTCCGGTGGAAAATATCAACCAGCCGATCATGGGTTTAACAGGGTTTACCGTGCTTACAAGAAGAGAGCTAAAACTTGTGG